CCGCCGCTGCCGCCGCGGTTGTTGCACTGCTGAAGGTCGATGAAGAAACAAGGGAGTACCGCGAAAATCAAGCAAAGCTTAACACAGCATTTGAAACCGCCGGCATGGCCGCCGGTACTGCGTCCACGGCTTACAACGAGATGTACAAGGTTCTCGGCAATAGCGATAACGCCACCGAAAGTGCCCAACTCCTTGCGCAGCTTGCGACAGGAGAAGAGGACGTCGCCAAGTGGGCGGATATCTCCGCCGGTGTGGTCGGCTCCTTCGGCGATGCCCTCCCGATAAACAGCCTTATTGAAGCGTCGAATGAGACGGCAAAAGTCGGCAAGGTCACCGGAGCGCTCGCGGACGCGCTGAACTGGGTCGGCCTGTCCGAGGACGAGTTCAACTCCAAGCTCGCCGCCTGCAGCACCGAGACTGAGCGCACCGCCCTTATAACCGATACGCTGACGGCCGCCTACGGCGACGCCAGCGAAGCCTTCCGCGAGAACAACGCTGCGATAATTGAGGCAAACGCTGTCCAAGCTGAGATGGATGCAAGCCTTGCCAAGCTCGGAGGAGCTGTCAGCGACGTCAAGAACAAGCTGCTGACCGAATTCGGCCCGGAGCTTTCAGATATCATCGATGCGTTTGTTGATTTCACAAACGGCGTCGAGGGCGCTGAGGAAGCGCTTCAGAGCTCTATTCAGAAGATGGTGGATAAAATCGCCGAAAAACTTCCGGACTTTTTGGATTTCGGTATCGACCTGATCGTCTCGATTGCTACCGGCATTATCGAGAACCTGCCGTATTTGCTGACAAAATTACCGGATATAATCAGTGCAATCATGGATGGTTTCGGTGAGCTTGTTCCAGCGCTCTTTGAGCTCGGAGAAAACCTCGTTGTCGGATTATGGGACGGCATATTTTCAAAGGACGGATGGCTACGAAGTAGCATCCGATCTTTCATAGACGGTATTAAAAAAATCTTTACCGGCAAGGACGGCTTTGACACGCATTCGCCGTCGAAATGGTCTGAGAGCGTCTTTATGAATGTCATGGACGGTGCGGCCATCGGCACGGACAAGGGTGCGAAAGGCTTATATAAAGCCTTCGGCAGTGTTGTCGACCAGATCAAGGGCGACATGGGCAGCCTTGACGGCCTTGACGCCGATTTCAGCGTAAACGCCCGCCTTGCGGGCCGCGGACAGGGCTCCGGCGATGCCGGCAGCACGGTAAGCAAGATCGTTAATTTCTATGTCCGGACGACATCGCTATCGCCGTCCGAGATCGATTACCTGATCATGAGAGTGAATCAAGAGTTAGGAAGTGAAGTATGAACACATCTATACGCAGATTTTTTCTTATACGTGCCGACGGCGAGCAGAAGGATCTGAACGGTGCCGACAGTATTTGGCTGACAGATCCCGCCGGCCTCGGCGTTACAAAGACACCGGTGTACGCAAACCTTAACTACGGCTTTTTCACCACGACCGACGACAAGCAGGACGCGCAGGAAGCCATATCCTTTACACTGAATTTCACCGGCCGCGAGCCTTATTACGACTATTCCAAGTTCGTAGACTGGATCTTTGCGGCGACCGGGCTGTACATCGGTTATCAGCCGGAAGGCAGCTATGGCGACGTCTATACGCGCCCGGTTTCTGTCAAGTCGATTGCCAAAACCGAACTTAACAAGGTTGGCTGGCTGACGGCGGCGGTCACGCTGGAGTGTCTTGCACCTTGGACGCGGGAGATCACCCTTGAGGGGGTATCAGGAAGCTTCTTAACATATAGGTTATGGCAATGGAATGCAGTAGCAGAGGGACAGCTCCCTGGGGCTTTCCGCCTGTTATACAAGGCTAACGCAGATCGCAGCATAAATAAGCTTGAGCTTACTTACGCGTTGGAAGATGAATTTTACCAGAAGCGCATAAGCTTCCCTACGCCGCTGCAGCTCGCGGCCGGAGAAACCCTGCGCATATCGACTGCCCCCAATGACTACTATATCCAGCACATAAACAGCGACAACGAGGTAGTGCCGGTTCTGGACAAGATCAGCGTCTCAGACGATCCGCTTATTCTGCTGCCTCCCGGAGCCAGTGGGCAGGTTAACGACAGCACGGTGCCAGCGGTGCTGCAGCTGTACGTCGACGCGATCGACGATCAGGACGCCCTCGACTGCACAATGCTCGCGTATTACAGGACGGTGTGATCATGATAGCTTTTGTTAAATCAATACGGGACTTTTCCACGCTGGCCGCCGCACAGGTGGTCAGCTGGGACCTGCCGCTCGCAACGTCAGGCGACGATACCGGCAGCGTTGTACTGCTGGGCGAATCTGCCGCCGGCCGCGAGGGCAACTGGCTCGTCATCGACCGCAGGGTCTATCTGATATCGCAGACTGCCTACAGCAAGGGTTTGACCACACTGACGCTGCAGATGCCAGTGAATGCCTTTGACCGCGGGATCTATTATGCCTCCGCGGGCAGCAGTGTCGAGGCTTTTATATCAGCGGCTTTGACCAGCGCTTACAAGAATGTCAGCGACAGCTATTTTGCCATGCCGTATCTTGACATCACTGCTGACAGCACAACGGCATTTACCGCGCCGGAGCTCTCCGACGGTATGTATGTGTTGTCGGAGTATATCCAATCGGTCCGGCCATCAACTTATGCCGATGACGGCACGGTTGATGTCCCTGGCGTGATCTGCGACTTTAGCTGTACGGACACAGCGCTTAACATCCGCCTGCATAATACTGCCCCCGTCACACGCAAGGCTGTGTTTGACACAAGCCTTTTCCAGCTTAAGACCCGCGCTTCCAGCCGGGATGTAGTGTCTAAGGTCAGCGTAGTCGTAGTCGATACCGGCACGGCTATAGACTTTTATCTTACGCCGTGGGGCACTGCCGGCACTCAGGCGCCTGCTGAACGCGTCGCGGGTAAATGGATCTCTGTCGCATATAACGATAAAGAGCCAGCAATCGACACCGCAAAAAAAGAGTTTGAAAAGAACCAAGACACACATAAAGTAGAGTTTTACAGCAAGCTGCAGTTTAACCTGCTGGATCCTGTCATGATTCGCATGGGCGACGCTGTCGAGACCTATCAGATAACCTGCATCCGCAAATCATCTGTAGACGACCGGTACCTGTATACATGCGGGGATATGCCCACGACGCTGACCGATAAAATCAAGCAGCTTAGCAAAAGTAGGTGATTCTATGACAATAATAAAAGCTCGCCTGAATGATCAGGCATTATCCCTTTCAGCTTCTCCCGTTGTCGCCTCCGGCGGCGTCGGGGAGGACAACGTCAAATTTGTGTTTGATGATGCGTGGACTGGCTACACCAAAAAGGCTGTCTTTTACTGCGACGAAAGCAATGTATATCATGTTGACGTCGGATCTGACGACACGGCTGTGATACCGTGGGAGGTGCTGCAGTATAGCGGCTTTATGTACTTCGGTGTATTCGGCATCAAAGGCGAAGAGATAAAGACATCAACAGTTGTCCGGTACCGCGTCGAGCCGGGCGCAATCACATCCGCCGCGCAGTTGGAACCGACACCAAATATCTACGCCGAAATAATAACCAAGCTTAATGCCATAAGGCCGACTGTTATGTTCTTCGCCCAGATTGATACGGCAACTGACATCGTGCAGATGGATGACCAGGACGCTTATGACAAAATCAAAACCGCAGACGAAAACGGAAGTACCGTCACGCTTGTATTATGTTATAGCAGCTCGGAGTATGATATCCTGCCGCTTGTGACAGTCGGAGCAAATTATTTAAGCTTTGCAGCGATCACAGGCTACTACTTTTCACCAGGCCACGACGACACAGCGATCATATCAAGCAAAATGGTAACATTACATGCGGATTATTCGGCGCATTACTACGAAAATCGCATTTTCGAACGATAAGGAGGTTTACACATGAGCAAAGCAATAACATCCCTCGGAGGAAAAGACCCGCGTGAAATCATGGTGGACGCTGCGACGATAGCGGGAACTGCTGAGGCAATCGAGGCGGTGATCGGCGTGGTCGAGGTCGGCACGATAATCTATACGGCGGGCTTCGGCACGATAAAGCAGAAAGGCCTTGACCGCGAGTGGGTGGAGGTACAGTAATG